TGTTGTAACACATGCAACAACACTTGACGAAACTCAAACAGTTGCTTCAGGAGTATTAGCAGGACCAGTTACAGTAACTGGTACGCAAACAATAACAGGAACATTGGTAATAGTATAATGAGTGAAGTTAAAGTAAACAAAGTAAGCCCAAGATCTGGAACAGCTTTACAAGTAGGAGATAGTGGAGATACCATTACCGTTCCAACAGGTGCTGGATTAACAGTTACGGATGAGGTCAAAACTAATAAAATTTCTCCAGCTTCAGGCACAGCTTTTACTCTAGGAGATTCAGGGGATACATTTACAATCCCATCAGGGGCAACCATTACTAATAGTGGTACAGCAGTAAATTTTGGTGCTACAGGTTCAGCTTCTTGGACAACAACGGTTAAGACAAATTCAGATTCAGGTTTTACAGCAGTAGCTGGTGAAGGATATTTTTTAAATACAACAAGTGGTACAATAACAGTTAATCTTCCAGCAGGATCCGCTGGGGCAGTTGTAGCATTTAAAGATTATTTAAATACTTTTGATACAAACGCAGTAACATTAGTTGCTAATGGTTCAGATAAAATTGGTGGTTCAACCGATAATGCATTTTTAAGAACAGAGGGTATTGCAGTCACATTAATTTTTATAGATTCAACAAGAGGTTGGTTAGTAACTGATGATGGTTTACAAAGTAAATTAGAGGGTCCACTCTACAATTGTGATTTTTTATGTATCGCTGGTGGCGGAGGTGGATCTGGAGACGGTGGTGCTGGTGGGTCAGGTGCTGGTGGATACAGAAACTCGTACTCATCTGAAACTTCAGGTGGTGGCGGTTCTTCTGAAACTTCTTTAAGTTTAGCTCCTGGAACAGTTTATACAATTACTATTGGAGCAGGTGGGACTGCATCTACAAGTGATAGTGGTCTTGGTGGACCAGGTGGAGATAGTTCTATTTCTGGCACAGGTATTACAACTATAACTTCTGCTGGTGGTGGAGTTGGTGGTTCTGGCGGTGGCGGAGATGATACAGGAACATCCGGAGGTTCTGGCGGTGGTGCTGACAATGGAACAGGTGCTCCTGGAACAGCAAATCAAGGTTTTAAAGGTGGAGATTCAGATAGTGCTGGAAATGCTGGTGGAGGTGGTGGAGGTGCTTCTGCTGTCGGTGCAAATAATTCAAGTGGCAATGCTGGAAATGGTGGAGATGGTTTAGCTTCATCAATCACAGGCTCATCTGTCACAAGAGGTGGCGGTGGTGGTGGTGCTACTTATAATGGTACACAAGCATCTGGTGGTTCAGGTGGAGGAGGTCAGGGTGGAAAACAATCTCCTGTTTCACAAGGCTCATCAGGAACTGCAAATACAGGTGGTGGCGCTGGTGGAAAATATGCTACTTTACCACATAACACAGGAGGAAGTGGAGTTGTTATTTTAAGAATGGCAACTGCTGATTATTCAGGCACAACAACAGGTTCCCCAACAGAATCAACATCTGGTTCAGATACAATATTAGTTTATAATGGAGACGGGAGTTACACAGCATAATGGCACATTTTGCAAAACTAGGAGTTGGTAATAAAATTTTAAGAGTTGCAGTAGTATCTAATGATGTTGCAACAACCGAACAAGCAGGAGTAGATTTTTTAAATAGTCTTTATGGATCAAGAGATGTTTGGAAACAAACTTCTTATAATGGAAACATTAGAAAAAATTTTGCTGGAGTAGGTTATACTTATGATCAGACAAGAGATGCATTTATTCCACCTAAACCTTTTAATAGTTGGACACTTAATGAAACTACTTGTTTGTGGGAAGCACCGGTTGTAAAACCAGAAGATAATAATAATTATAAATGGAATGAAGAAACACAACAATGGGATGTTGACAATTCTTAAAAATTAAAGTAGTTTCAGTGGTGGTATGTTGAGAGAACACAATTTAAATAGAAAGAATAATTTTATAGAAGGATACTATATATCTGATTTATCTATCTGTGATGATCTCATAAATTTATTTAAAGCATCAAAAAATAAAAAACTTGGTTGGAGTAGAAACGGTGTAGATAAAACTGTTAAAGATAGTTTAGATCTTATTCTTAACGAACGTGAAATTGATAATCATTTATGTTTAAAATTATATTTTAAAGAAATAATAAAATGTTTAGATCAGTATAAATCTAAATATAAATATTGTGATTTACGTGTAGAACCTTGGGGTCTAGAAGAAAACTTTAATATTCAAAAATATAAACCTAAACAAGCCTATCATTACTGGCATTCAGAAGCATCAGGAATTATGACAAGTAAAAGACATCTTGTTTTTATGACTTATCTTAACAATGTTAAAAAAGGTGGGGAAACAGAATGGTATTATCAAAACACAAAAATAAAACCAGAAAAAGGTTTAACTATTATTTGGAGTGCTGATTGGACTTTTTTACATAAAGGACACACTACTATTGATGAAGATAAATATATTATAACAGGATGGTATGAATACAAAAAATAAACACAGCATTATTAATAATCTTATAGACCCTGTATTATTTTCTAGTATTAAAGATACATTAACAGGTGATACTTTTTTTTGGTTTTACAATGATTTTGTAAATTATAAACCTTGTGACGGATATAAATTTACTAATGAAATAATAAAAGATTCTAACTTAACACATCAGATTTTTATTAATTATTTAAGTATGATGAAACCGGCCTTAGAAAAAATACCTTATAAAAAACTACACTCAGTAAGATTTAATTTATTTACAAAAACATTAAAACCACAAAAATATTTAATTAATCACCATAAACCAAAAACTAAAGTAGCAATTCTTTTTGCTAACAGCACTAATGGTGGTATTGAGATTGATAATACTTTTATTAAAAGCACAGAAAATCACTTATTATCTTTTGACTCTGATGTAGAATATAAAGTAATAACTCCAACAAATCTTAAAATATTTACTTACGCAATTATTAATTATGAATAATCCTGTAACACATTCTATTTTTCCAACACCTATTTATACAACGAAAATAGATAGAGGTTTTACAAAACAAGAATTACAATTTGTAAAAGAACAAAAAAAACATTGCACAAATAATCAAGGCAACATTAATACAAAAGATAATTATATATTAAATAGAAAACAGTTTAAAAACATAAAGAAGTTTTTAGATAAACATTGCAAAAACTTTTTAGATACAATTATTTGTCCTAAAAATAATATAGAACTTTATATAACTCAATCTTGGTTAAATTATACCGAAACTAATCAATATCATCACAAACACTCACATCCTAATTCAGTAGTGTCTGGTGTATTTTATTTTGATTCAGATATAAAAAATGATAAAATACTTTTTAGTAAAGATGCTTATCAACAAATAAGACCTCAAATAGATAATACCAAATGGAATTTATGGAATTCTGGTACTTGGTACTTTCCTGTGCAGACTGGTGATTTATTTTTATTTCCGTCGTCTACTACTCATCAAGTTGAAACAAAAAAAGGTAACAATACTAGAATAAGTCTAGCTTTTAATACTTTCTATAAAGGATCTGTAGGATCTAATTTTGAATTAACAGAGTTGATACTGTAGAAATATAGTATATAATCTTTAGATGGAGACAGGGCACCACCACATACCCCCTGTCTCCTTTTAAGGATTATTTATGAGTTTAGGATTTGACGCAATATCAGCATTACCATTTGCTACATCGGGACCCGATAGTGATGTAACTTTTGCAGTTACAGGAAATCAGGTAACTATTAGCATTGGAGATCCAGGTATTGTTGCAGATTCTATTACAGAGATACCTGATCCAAACCAAGTTACGTTAGGGTTTGGTAGTTTATCAATTCGAGGAGATGCAAACTTTGGTGTTACTGGTTCTCAAGTAGCGGTAGCCATTGGTACTGTTACAGTAAGCGCAGATGCTAATTTAACTCCAAGTGGAAATCAGGTTGTAATTTCTTCAGGAACTGTTACAGTAACAGGAGAAGCTAATGTTTCACCTACAGGCAGCACTTTTACGCTTGCTACAGGTACAGCACAGGCTATAACATGGAGTGAAATAATACCAGGAGCAAATATGGTCTGGACACCAATAGATCCAGGAGTATAAAATTATGGCATCAAGTTATTCATCAGATATACAATTAGAAATTATAACAACCGGCGAAAAAGCTGGCCAATGGGGTGGTATTACTAATACTAACCTACAAATATTAGAACAATCATCAACAGGAGCTTTAGATGTAGATATGGCTTCAGGTAGTGTTACTTTACTACTAACAGATGGTGCAACATCAAATGGTAAAAATGCATATTTAAGATTATATGGAACTTTAGGTGGAGATAGAACTATAACTATGCCATCAGGTTCTGGTGTAACTAGAGTATGGATTATGAAAGATGACACCGTAAGAGGTACATCTAATAGAACTTTAGGAGTATTAACTGCTAGTGGTAGCACAACTCAAATACCACCAGGAGCAACTGTTCTTTGTAAATCAAATGGCACTGAAACAGTAATGGATATAATTCAAAAAGGTTATGCAACTATAACAGATGCTAACAGTGCTTATACAGCAGTAGCTGGAGCTCAAATTTTTGCTAACACAACAGCCAACCCAATAGTAATAAATTTACCAGCATCTCCAACTGTTGGAGATGAAGTTAGTGTTTTAGATACAAGAGGTACTTGGGGTTCAAACAATTGTACAATAGGTAGAAATGGACAACCAATTAACTCAGCAACATCTGATTTAACTTTAAACACAAACGGTCAATCAATAACCTTAGTATATGTAGACTCTACAAGAGGTTGGGCATATAAAACTAATACAGCGTAAGGAGCTAAATAGATGGCTCTTTTTGAAATGAAATTTCAACCGGGTGTCGATAAACAAGACACAGGTGTTGGTGCAACAGATCGATGGGTAGATTCCGATAACTCTAGATGGAGATATAGTCTTCCTGAAAAAGTTGGAGGATGGTCTTCTTTATTAAGTGACACTATGTGTGGTGTAGCAAGAAAACAACATGCTTTTGTTGACTTAGAGGGTAATAGATATGTTGCAATTGGTACAGATAAATTTTTACTTATATATTTTGAAGGTCAACTTTATGACATTACTCCTTACAGAAGTAATAATGCAGGAGCACAAACACAGTTTACGGGTTCTACTATAACAACTAGCACAACTAGAGGAACTGCAGTAACCATTACAACATCTACTAATCATGGTTTAGAAATAGGAGATATTGTTGAATTAGATTCAGTAACTATGCCAACAGGTTCTAGTATTGCAGCGTCAACTTTTGAAGATAAACTTTGTCAAGTAATAACAGTTCCAAGTTCTACAACATTTACAGTTACATCACCATCAGCAGAAGCAAACGGTGGTGGATCAGATTTAACTTCAGGTAGTTCTTGTACAGTAAATCCTTATCAAGCAGTAGGTCCTTCAGCACAATCATATGGATATGGTTTTGGTATTGGAAACTATGGAGGAAATGTTACAGGATCACAAAGCACAGAATTAGATGGATCATTAAATGCAGATACTGCTGGTACAGGTGGATCAGGAACTGCAGTAACCGTAGACAGCACAACAGGATTTGCATCTGCAGGTACAATAGCCGTTGGAACTTTACCAACTGCAGAATTAATTACATATACATCAAAAAGTTCTACACAATTTTTAGGTATTACTAGAGGTGCTAAGGGAACAGCAACTCCTGGAACATCTAATGGTCAGGCTCACTCTACTAATACAACAGTTCAAGATGCAACAGAATGGGGTAACTGGGGTGATGCAGTTGCAGCGTCTACCGTTACACTAGAACCAGGTCTCTGGTCACTAAACAACTTTGGTCAAGTATTGGTTGCAACTATATCTAATGGTAAAACTTTTACTTGGGACTCTTCTATTGCAGCAAACTTTACTACTCGTGCATCAACATTAACTACAAATTTTGTAACAGCTATAAGTGGGACCGAAGGAAATCCTACTGCATCTAGATCTACATTAATTTCACCAACAACAAGACACTTAATTCATTTTGGAACAGAAACAACTATAGGTGATCCTCAAACACAAGATGATATGTTTATAAGATTTTCTAATCAAGAACAAATAAACGTATATGCACCTACTGCAGAAAACAGTGCTGGCTCACAAAGATTACAAGATGGTACAAAAATTATGGGAGCTATTGTTGCAAAAGAAAATATTCTAGTATGGACAGATAATGCTTTGTATACCATGAAATTTATTGGTGCACCATTTACATTTGGCTTTGAACAAGTAGGTACAAACTGTGGATTGATTGGTCAAAATGCATGTTGTGAAATAGATGCAGTAG